TTCGGCCCTACATGAATCTGGCGAATGCGGAGGCTGATCCGTTGAATCGTGAGGGGCAACGGTCGACAACCCACAACCTCTGCGGGCAGACGCAGTCGACCGGAGCGTCTAAGAGGCGCCCCATGCCGGAGATCAGCGCCGGCCGCCAACCCCGGGCCGGGTTAAAGCCTGACAGGAGGCAAAGACCCCCGCCGCCGCGAGCGTATCGCGGCAACCTGATAACGACGCACCGTGAAGGTGCCTGATGAAAGTAGGTTGGCCGCAGACCCGGAGTGGCAAGCTCGGCGGGTTGTATTCCGGGAGGCTTGCCGCTACCGGAAGCGGAAAGAATCGAGCCATCACCAGGGGCGCGCGACCCTGGGACGTGGAAAGTAGACAGGCATTTTCACAGTGCGGCGTTATCCGGCACCCAATTCCAGACCTGACAGGTTTCCGAAACCTGTCAGGTCTCATGCACCACACGGAATCGCCCCCGCCATCGCTTCGGCATCGGCACACGGCATCCCCGGAACTCCCGAGGATTTGCCGTGCCTGCTTCACCCTTCGACTCCGCTCAGGGCAAGCCCCTTCCCTTCGACTCCGCTCAGGGACCGGCCCGACCGCCCCGCCGCTCCACCGTTGCCATCCCGCACGCGCGGGGGGCGCTGTATCAGACCCTCGCCCGGGCCTGTAAGCCAAGGCCGCCGCAGACCGTCTCCGAATGGGCGGATAAGCATCGCATCCTGACATCCAAGGGATCCGGCGAGCCGGGGCCCTGGCGGACCGACCGCACGCCGTATCTGCGCGAAATCATGGACTGCCTCTCGGCCCGAAGCTCCGTGCAGCGAGTGGTGATGATGTTCGGCGCGCAGCTCGGCAAGACGGAAGCCGGGCTCAACTGGATCGGCTACGTCATGCACCACGCCCCCGGGCCGATGCTGGCCGTCGTGCCGACGCTTGAAGTGCGCAAGCGCTGGGTGAAACAGCGCCTCGACCCGCTGCTGACTGAAACCCCGGCCATCCGCGATCTGCTCGACGTCCGCCGCCGTCGTGACTCGGCCAACGCCGAGGACATGAAGGATTTCCCCGGCGGCCTGCTGGTATTGGGCGGCGCCAACTCCGCCGCCTCGCTCGCGTCCATGCCCATCCGTTATGTGCTCTGCGACGAGGTCGACCGTTTCCCCTGGGAGGTCGGCCAGGAAGGCGATCCGCTCGGCCTGATCGACGAACGCACCAAGACCTTCCCCCGCCGCAAGGTCCTGCTGATCAGCACGCCCACCGTCAAGGGCCTGTCCCGCATCGAAACCGAATACGAAGCCAGCGACCAGCGGCAATACCACGTCCCCTGCCCGGAATGCGGCGAGCTGCAGGTGCTGCACTGGCGCCGGCCCGACGGCAATTACGGTCTGGTCCATTCGCCCACCACCGGCCGGGTCTGGTATGCCTGCGCCCATTGCGGGGCGATGATCGATGAGCAGGCCAAGCCGCAAATGCTGGCCGCCGGCCGCTGGATCCCGCAATTCCCCGACCGGCCGGTCCGGGGCTACCGGCTGTCGGGGTTGTATTCGCCGATCGGGCTGGGGTTTTCCTGGGCGGAAATCTGGAATAAATGGGAAGACGCGCACAAGGACACCAGCAACCTTAAGCGGTTCATCAACACCACGCTCGGCGAATTGTGGGAAGAGGCCGGCGACACCCTCGACGATGTCGCGCTGTTCGCCCGGCGGGAAGCCTTCGACCCGTCCGGCATGGAATTCCACGCCATCACCGCCGGCTGCGACATCCAGGCCGACCGCATCGAGTTTTCGGTGTACGGCTGGGGCGTGGCCGAGGAGTCGTGGTGCCTGGAGCATGTCATCGTGCCGGGCGATACCGCCGCGCCGGCCGTGTGGGAAGAGTTCGCCGAGGAGCTGTCGGCGTCGGGCGTCGAATTCGCCTGCATCGATAGCGGCTACAACACCTCGTTCGTCTATGAGTTTTGCGAGCGCAGGCAATGGGCGTTCCCGACCAAGGGCATCACCGGCGCCGGTCGGCCGCTAATCGAGGATCAGCTCAAACGCCTGCAGCGCCTGCGCAAATCCCGCCGCCGCGGCCAACGGCTGGAGCCCATCGGCGTCGACCAGGGCAAAACCATCCTGTTCAGCCGCTGGCGGCAGCCGCTGGCCGGACCGGGCTTCGTCCATTTCCGCGATTGCCCCAGCCAGGACGAGGAATTCTTCCAGCAGCTCGCCGCCGAAAAGCTGGTCGCGGAAATCAAGAACGGCAAGCGGCAGGACGTCTGGAAGGCGATGCGGCCGCGCAATGAGGCGCTCGACTGCGCCGTGCTGGCCCTGGCCGCCGTCAGGCTATCCGGCCGCAAGCTGGAAGGCCCGCCACGGGTCCGGCTGGCCGGTCAGCGGGTAGCGACGCCAGACGCCGGCAAGCTGGCCAACCGGGGCGAAGCCCGCACCAATCTGGCAAAAGATGGCTGGGAACTCTGACCCGGGCCTGATAGACGCCATTGCCGTCGCCATCGCCCAGGCGCTGGCCGCGCATGGCGTCACCCCGGCCGCCGGCAATGCCACCGTGCATGCCCAGTGCGCGCGGCTGTGTGCCGAATGGGGCGGGGAGGAACACTGGATCCCGAAAGGCTACCGCCCCGCCAAGGCCGCGCAAGTCGCCGACGCCGTCGCCTCCGGCGCCAGCCTTGCCGAAGCCGCCCGCCGCGCCGGCGTGCATCGGGACACGGCCAGGCGGCTGGTCAAACGGCAGTCGGCGGGATTGGGAAGGGAGGATTGGGTGTTGTAGAGCCGAATTCATTCGGCCCGTGGCGGGGAAGGGCGAATGAATTCGCCCCTACATCATGCGTTAAGACTGGCCTCCAGATTATCCAAAAAGCCAAGCCACCTTTGCGGGTCTTTGCGCATGATCTCTAAATAAAAACGGCCATCTTTATCAAAATCGTCGTCCCACTTTCCGTAGCAAATGATGCTTTCAAGCATTTTCTTTTTAATGGCGGCGCGCACCGATGCAACAGTTTTCCCCGATTGCTCGGCAATCTCATTGATGGATTCGCCCAAGATATAGCGCCGGGCAAGATGGATCGATGCCAATTTGCTCAGGTTTAGCATTTGCCGGCGCTTTTCGCGGGTTTCGTCCAAAATTGCCGCGTCGATTTGTTTTTGCAGCCACCCTGACCCGCCGAGGCGCTTGAGCTTGTCGCGCTGCTCGGCGGTGAGGCTCAGGTTGATGCGCACGGTGGGCGTGTCGGTCGCCAGTGGCTTGCGGCCCTGGTTACGGCCCGGGCCGCCGCGGGGGGGTTTGTTGGTCATGTCGGGGTCTCCTCTTGGTTTATTGAATTTATACGCAAAAAAACAAAAAAGCGCAAGATGTCGGGCGAATGAATTCGCCCCTACATCGCGCATGATGAAACCAAGCAGCGACGCGGCATTGGACGATGATCCCGAAGTTTATTTCGGGATCATGCCGGGCGCCGAACCGCAAACCTGACAGGTTTCGGAAGCCTGTCAGGTTTTTCCACAACCGCCGCATTTTCCCCCTGAATTTGCTTTGCGCCTTCCGGGATAGTGCGTTCCCATGGCGTACACCACCGACGATCTCGACACCCTCGACGCGGCCATCAAAGGCGAGCGTCTCACCGTGCGCATTGCCGACCGGCTGACGACTTATCGCAGCATCGACGATCTGATCAAGGCCCGGGCGCATGTGGCGGGCATCCTTGCCAGTCAATCGGCGCCGACCCGCAGTTATCCCCGTTTCCAGCAGGCGACGTTCAGTGACTAACATCCTGGACCGCGCCATTGCCGCCATTTCCCCGGAAGCCGGGCTCCGTCGTGCGCAAGCGCGCCGCGTGTTGGCTTATTACGAGGCGGCGCGGCCGGACAAGTTGCGCAAGCAGCGCCGGGAATCCGGCAGCGGCGACGCGGCAGTCGCGCGGGCGGGATCCAGTCTCCGCGAACAGGCCCGGCAACTGGAACAGAATCACGACCTGGCCCGGGGCGCGCTGCAAACGCTGGTCGCCAATATCGTCGGCCCGGTCGGCGTGAGCATCGAGCCGCAACCGCGTAACAGCGCCGGGGAAATCGATGACGACCTGGCCGCGCAGATCCTCAACCTGTGGCGCGACTGGTGCCAACGGCCTGAAGTCACCTGGTCGCTGGATTTTGCCGGCCTGCAGCGTCAGGTCTGCCGGTCCTGGCTACGTGACGGCGAGTGCCTGGCGCAAATCATCGAGGGCATGACGCCTTACCTCGATCACGGCACCCGCGTGCCGCTGTCGCTGGAGGCGATCGAGTGCGACCACCTGCCATGGGATTACAACTCCAGCTCGCCCAACATCACTAACGGCGTCGAACGGAATGGCTGGGGCCGGGCGGTGGCGTTCCACGTTTACAAACAGCACCCAGGCGACATCGGGCTCGCATCGCTGTTTCAATTTGCCACCGAAACAAAAAGAGTCCCGGCCAATCGCATGCTGCACGTCCGGCTGGCCGACCGCATCCGTCAGGCGCGGGGCGTGAGCATCTTTGCCGCCGTGTTGGGTCGGCTGGATGACGTCAAAGACTAT